CTTTCCAGGTAGAAGCTTCTGCTGTCGCAGGCATCAACATAAGAACACCAGCAATTATTGCTTCGGTAAATCCCATTATTTTGGTTCCTTCTACAGCTCTTGATCCATATAATGTTTTGTTAGTGGACCAGACATTTTATACGCTTCCACTTCCCAAGGTTGTTTTTCATATTTAGTTTCAGTATAATTACGATATTTACCGTCCTTACACATCCACATTTGCTTGTAAGAACCACCCTTGAGTTTATCTATAAGACGGTTAGTTGTACCTTGCCAAACATGAATCATTTCATGAATAACAACTTCTATAAATTCTTCTCTACTAACTGTTCTGCTTAGACGATGATCTATTTCAATATGAAAATCACGATCATCGCCTCCACGATAACAGAACCCCTCAGCACCCTCTTCAAAGGTCTTAATAAGTTTAACTTCAATATCTATCACACGATGGCGGGGCAACAACATATCTTTGCACCACCAAACAATATCATCTATTAGTTCACGGTCTTTCTTTAGACCACCAGTTACACATACATTAACCATAAAAAACCCTTTTATTTTTCATCATGTACATAGTATACCATACTAATTTATGTTTGTCAACAGTTAATTTTAACTTCCTTGCCGGGGATCAGGGCCTTCTAACTGCATAAATTCATCATTCCAAGAGAATGCTTCTTTTACAACTGGTTCCGATAACCCTTTATATTTTTTATGCAAAATTTTATCTTTTGCTGCACATAAAACATCTGCTTCACTCTCATGCAAACCTTCAAGCATTTGTACAAACATAATTTCACGTTTATTCTGATTAATAGATGCATTACCACCTTCTAGAAAATGATAGAGTTTACGTGATTCATATGAAAGAACAGAGTGCTCTGTTCCTTCTGGTGCATCATTGTGGGCATAAGGAACATCACCTTCTGGTAACAGCCACTTAATTTTAGGATCAAATGCAGACTTAATTACCATACGAAGCGCATCACTATTATGTTTCCTTAGAAAGTTGACTTTTTCTTTTTTCGATTTGATTTTTGAAACCTTGTCTAAGATTTCTGATATTAATAATTCCATTATTAAAATTCTCCTATAGATTCTGTAAGTGTTTTTAGTCTTTGTTTTATAAAGTAGTTTAATATTTTATTACGACTATTTTCTGGTGCCTCTTTGAATTTATCCAAAATTTCTGTTCGTAGTTCATCTGGAATACATCCAAGATCAATTAAAGTTTTATTCCTTTGAAAGTTTCTTTTAACTTCTTCATTTGGAAAATTGCCATCTATCATTGCAGCTATCTTCTTCTTACTTAGGGGTTTCTGTCGAATGCCATCTACAAAAGAATTATCTGGTGAAAGAACATTTGGCACACCATCACTAGTATCACCTTTTAGAACGTGTTCCTTTAGATAGTCATCTGCATTGATACCATTTATCATTTTCTTGGTGATAGGACTATATTGCTTTACATTTGGGTATTTCTGTAACTGAATAAAATCTTTATCACCAGAAAGTATCATAACCTCATCAGAAGATTCTGAACAAAGAGTTGCAATAATATCATCAGCCTCAGCACCATACACTTCTAAGAACTTGTATGGCATATTATTCTTTATTTCTTCTTTGATCTTATTCAAGCAACCAAAGATATCATCCCAATTTTTAGAATCTTTTTCTCTACCTTTTTTACGACTATATTTGTACTCTGGAAAATAATCACGCCTCCAGTAATGTCTAGAGTCGTAACATAAGACAAGCTCTCCAAACTCAGATACAAATCTTGTACGATACATACGCAACGAATTGAGAATCATATGTCTTACCATGTTCTCATCTATATTTGATTCTTTCTGCATATGCAAGTGCATCATAATACTTGCAAGAGAAATTTGGTTCATATCAACTAGTATCATCATCAGGCTCCATCACAGCATTATAACTTGCAATCATATCATCAATAGTATGTTCATCTAATTCACAAAATGGTGAATTGTCTGGGTCAATTTGCAAATCAGTAGTCATATCCATTAATACTTGCAGAGGGTGATCTATACCATTTGTTTTAAATATAGATGCCTTTATTGTTTCTGTTATAAAAGTAATATCTTTAATAAAAGATTTTTCACTAGCATCTATACCATTTTCTACAAGTATCGATAAAATAGCCATTAAACAAGTATGAGAAATTTCATCACAATATGCAAGCTGTTCTGCCCTTACAATTTGGTCTTCAGTAGGAGTATTTATTGTTCTCTTCCAAGGGCCTTTTATAATTTCAGCTGAGGGAGATTCTTCATTCATTTATCACATCGACCTTTTCTGTCTCTAGAATAGATAATAAGTGGTGAGTTAAGCCTAACAAATTAGAACCTTCACTTCTTAATGCAGTCCAAAATATTTTATAGTCAGTTGGATTTTTATCCCTTGGGAAGTTATCAGCTTCTTTTAACAAAGTTTTAAAACTATTGATAATTTCATTCTGTCTTTCTGTTGAGTATATATCACTCATTCTACCATACCCTGTTCCCAAACAGCACCCAAATCTGGATAGAATGTCCCAACATCACGTTTAGGTTTTCCAATATCTGGACCATACCAATAGTAACCAAGAGCAACACAACGACTACGAATCTTCTTCTCTTGGTATTCACCATAGAACATAGAAGTCCAATCACCATGCTTGAGGTAACTTTGCATCTGTCTTACATATCCTTCATGGTCTGCAAGTTTTGCAATTGCACCTTTAATATCTTTCTTCACATTACCACGTTCAGAAGCAGCAAGTTCTTTCTGAGTCTTCATCCATTTCTTAACTTTATCAGGATGTAGTTGGTGGTCTACTGATAAATTACGCAACGATTCATGAAAATTACCTTTACCATAATCAGGATTTTTTGCAGCTCTTACCTCTCTTGCTTTTGCAAGACGTTCTGATGCAGCCACTTTCTGCTCATCAGACATAGGTTTGCGTTTCTTCCTAGTCTTAGGAGCTTTCCATTCACTATTATCTGTGAGTGAAGTTATTTTCTTTTTAACCATTATTTAAGTTCCCTTAAAATACATTACAAATCCATTAATAAATATTGCAACAGCAACAGCATTAACCACAATCAAAGCTCGATCATTCCACATGATAGAAACCCATAACCAACCAGCACAACCAGCACATTGCAAATACATATTATATGGATATAAATTATTGGTAGTGGCAATCATAGCCAATACGATAATAATAGATGATATCCATTTAACATACCATACTAATTCATGGTGTTCCTTTAGTGGAGTACTTGTTTTTGTGTCATGTGACAATATTAAAATCCCAACTCTTCAAATCGTTTTTGTTTATCCTTTGCTTCCCTTCGGATAGCAGCGGCCCGTGATCGTCTACCTTTTTCACCTTTAGTCATGTGAGATTCCCGTTCACGTAATTCGTTAAAAAGACCATCCTGTTGGAGTTTCTTTTTTAAAACTCTTAATGCCTTTTCGACATTATTATTTCTTACATCTACTCTCATTTAAAATACTAACCCAATTACGCCAACTGCTAAATTTGCAGCTACGATTGCACCTATAATTGTTAAACCTATTATCATCTTCCTATATCCTTTATATTGTTTCTACTGATTACTTGATATGCACCCTTATTATAAGCTGGTGCAATTGTGAAATTATGATCCATCACTTCTCTCTTTGGTGCTACTCCAACAGGAATAACATTAGACATTGGTGCCAGATTGGGTTGGTGGAGATGGACGGGATTGAACCGACTGCCTCCTGCTTGCAAAGCAGGCGCTCTCCCAAATGAGCTACATCCCCTTATTTTTTTAAGAAACTTTTTATGTTCAACCTCTGCCTTTAAGAGAGACTTAGGTTTCTTAGATTTCTTGCGTTTACGAGTACTGGTTGTACTAAAATAAACTGGTAATAGATGCATTGTCATATTATTAATATACTACAGCGAAGAAGATTTGTCAAGGACTATTTTAATAAACATTTTTCATAACCCAGACTTTATTTTCTAAACAAGCAGTACCTCTCAATTTACGAAATTCTCTTCCAACGGCAACATTAGATACAAACTCTCTACAGTTACCTTTCGTTGCAACAGGGCCTTGTGTTACACTAAACCCTTTTTGTTGATTTGTCCAATTAGACATCTGACCATCACCATTATTACTTAGGGTTTGTCTCAACAACAACGTAGCGTGTATTTGATCTACTTTATCAAAGTGAGCTCCAACTGTATGTCCTACAACAAGACCAGCAACAGAATATGCAGCAACGGTTAAAGGACTTTTCCCTGCCCCTGCCATTGCACCAAGTCCAGCACCAGCAACAGCACCAATAGTAGATTTGTTGATTGTATTGTTTTTAGGTGCCCATACTCCACGGCCGGGAATATAGTAATCTTTAGCAGTACATCCAGTTATTTGGGAGCACCCTAGAGTGGGGTTTACGCCAGAGGGCATTAACCCCCCACCTAAACACCCACTCAGAGAGAGAACTAAAACAGAACTAAGCGCCAGAGTTTTCAATAGTCACCTTACGATTTTT